GTTCTTTGCATTCTTCTATACACCTGTTGCATTCATCTCACATTCTAAACGAAGGAATAAAAGCAGATCTTCATTCCTGTATATAGTAACCATGCTTATGAATATAAAAACTATATTTTCATTCTTCTATTTTATTCTCTGCGTGCCACACCCATATAGCTTTTAGTGCTTGGAGTTTATTTTCAAAGCTAGAAGCATTATTAAATGAACTAAATATAATTTCATATCTTGAAATATAATAATCTTTACTATGATCATAGCTTCAAGAATCAACAACCATCCCATTTCCTGCTACAAGTCTTTCTTCTACAGGAGCGAACCATTCGGGGTTGTTTTCAACCTGATTTACTCTGTATGTCATATTCTCTTTTTCACCCATTCTTTCAGCAGAAATAGTCTCTGTATACATATACTCAGGAACATATCTTTCAAACTGAGTTGTTTTAGATAAAATAAATACTGTACCAGCTTTATTAACTGGTGTATCTTTTAGTAGTTTGTACTTCATAGTGTTTTGCGTGTTAGTTATAAAACAGAAAGAGGAGGGCAAAAACTTCTAACTTACTGCCTCCTCATTTCCTATACTTAGTATATACGATGGTATATTTAATTGCAATACTTTTTTCATCTTTTTCACAATATCGTATATTAATACGTTTTAGACAAAATAAAAAACACCACTCCATAATGTGATGTTTAGTGTCTTTTTCTGGCGACAACCATATCCGCTCTGCTCTTATATGTATCTCACGGCGATACAGTACCATATGGTGCGATACTATAATATATGGATTACCTTATAGTGTTCGTATGGTGGACTAGTGATTGTATTATATATTACATCTCCGATAAAAGCAAGTCTGTCTCATACACTATATAAGTAGAGAAGTGAGATGGCTTATTAAATATAGGATGATGTTCTCATTCTTTTACAAATGTGCATTCACTTATCCATCAATGTGAAAGTTCTCATACACATTCTACGGTCTTCTTATCACGGTCTGCATAATAGAATACATATTTATCTATTCATTTCTTATAAAGATCTTCTTTGATTTGCCAATGCATAGCATCATTACATTTAACATCTACAGTAGTTCAATCTTCTAATACAAAATCTATTCAATTATCATACTCAAGATTCTTAGCAGGATTAAATACAAGTCTATTAGTTAAAGCATATGCTATTTCTCATACATATCCTTTAATAGATCTTTTTCTATCGTAGTCTTTATAGTTCTTATGATCAGATAGATTCTTTTGTTTGAATCACATCTCCAGATACTTAGATGATAGTTCTGCTAGTTCTAGTATATCTTTAGTTATATTCATATAGTTTAAAATAATGTTAAATTAGCTTCTTCTTTTTTATGAAACATATTTGTTCAAAAGAATCAAAGATCTAAAGAAACTCTATATTTCATTGTAGCGAATCTAGAATGATGACTTGCTCATTTCTTAAATACTATAGTTCAATCATTCATAAGGTCATGAGTTTTATAATGACATCTTCTACATAACACACGAAGATCAGAATTTTCTACATCATACCAGTTCTTATAAAATATATGATGAACATCTAGGTTTTTAGTTTCAGAACAAATAGCACATCTTCTTTTCTTTAACAACTTCTTCTTTCTTTTGTTTTTCCAATCATCACTTTGAAGATATTCTTTATATAATTGTTTTCAAGACTTCATAAGATTATTTATATTATATATTCCTGAGGTTTATACGCCCACTCGCTACATATTAGTAGAGAGAGAATAGGCAACAATATCCTATTATAATTTGTATGACATTTTTGTACGACTAATAAAACATTCCATCGTTCTGCCTGTTAAGAGTTTGTAAATACTCCAGGAAGTAACATGAGGTCTACTGACCATCCCAAGACATTTCTGTCTAGTCTCGTGTTATTATTACTTTTACAATGCGTGTATAAGGAAACTCTATTATATACACAGCAATAACTCATTATTAAGTGATCGGGCGTGCCACCACTTACCTAAAGCGTTATACAAATCCAACAATATATAGATGTATTTAGGTTCTCTATATATAACTAGTAGTATTTACATTTCTTATAATATGAAAGGTTTTATTCTGTGCAAATAACTGAAGCATACCTTTAAATCATATAAGCACAAATCATATAAAGACTATACCCTGCGTACGGGATTCATCCAAAATATAAATACATAAAAACACATAGTCCCCAAGACTATGTGTTTTCACTAGGACTTTTACATCCTATACCTGTATAAAACCTTCTTGGGGTAGAGCTTATATAGATACAGGATACTGATTGCTCAGCACCTAGTATTACTATTATATCAAAGATAAAAACAAAAAGCAACACCTAAGTGCTACTTTTTGTAATTATCCTACACTCTCCCACTACATACACCCACTTAAATTAGTATGCCCTCGGATAATTAACTGTATAACTTGCCGTTTGGAGCTATAAACTTTCAATCAGTAATAATTATATTATAATCATTAAAGTCTCCGTTCTCCTGAAAGAATGCAATATTGAAACCATTCATCCATGAGTTTGGTCTTTTCCTCATATATTCTGGATTAAGATCACACATACAAGGTAATGACTTAGCAGTATATGTCCTATCTCCTACTGGAGAAGACTTAGCATACTCTTGTACAGTATGAATATGACCGTAACGCATATTCTTCATAAACTCTATAGCATGTTTTTTTGCATGAGAGTCATTATGATATACACCATGAGTAAAGTATAGATGACCAATCTTATATACATCATTGTATTTAACATAGTGGTCTACATAATTAGATAGCAGTTTCCAATGGTCTATAAGCCTCCCTCTCGCTTTCTTTTCTTTAATCTGATTCCATACACGGTCTTCATGATTACCGTCCATAAAAACGATTCTAGTACGTTTAGATAATCTCTTGATTCTTTTAAGTACATCATTCTTGAAACCTTGTATTTCGTCGTATGTATCATAGCATCATTGCTCAACACCGCCTTCATAGTATGTTGATACCCCATGCATGTCAATAGCATCACCAAGAAACACTATTTCATCAGGTTGTTCGTCCTTAATGTATTGGAACATTGTCTCAGGATTTACATTAAATGGATAATGAAAGTCAGCAATTGTTATAACCTTCTTTATTCCAGTGTGTTCCATTTCGGAACCAACTGAATTGTTATTATAATATCCTTGTCGTCTCTTGTGAGACCGTATGAAGTTTCTTAGTTGAATACGGGTATCAAAGCTCATGTTTGTTATTTCATTAACCTTAGACAGCCTGTCAGCTCAATTAATTCACTCTTCTCATAGAGAAATATATAAATCGTAGATTTCTTGGTTAGACATAGCGTGTTAGGTTAGAATTCTTTTTCAGCTCTCTCTCTTGCTAGATGAGGAACTATCCAAATAGAACTATAAATAAAATATAGAAACAGAGGCACTTTGTCAACACCATCACAGATAAGCATCATTGCCATGCCAATAATAAACCCAAACAATATGATTGAGATGTGTTGTAGAGAATGTTCTCTTTCATTATTTACATAATTCTCAGCTAGATATTCTTCATGCAAACCTTTTAATTCCTTTAGGGAAATAAAAGAGAAATAAACGAACGCCGATATAACAAGTATAGATAGCATTACTTTCAGATTTTATCTATTATAATATGGAAACCTCTTTCTTCCAAATAATCCAACAATGGATACGCAGAAAATCAAGCAATGGCAAGTAAACCATTCCTTACATCTTGACCTAAAGCATCTGGAATAAAAGCACCTACTACATATCAAATAAAGAAAGCCAATACTAGATTTATAAAGAAACTTGATACTCTAAAGCTCTTTCCTTTATGTACCGAATAAAGATAGAATGCTACACCACCGAATGCACCAAGTCACCCTGTTGTTACCGCTTTTATTACTGTCTCTGGAATTATTGAAGTAGGCATAGTGTTTTGTAAATTATTTGATTGCATTATAACATATTGATTAAAAAAAATAAAGCCAGTATTCTAATTAGAATATAGACTTAGTATAAAAGAAAACCCCGCAGTGCGGAGTTACTTTTTTAATTTACCTTTTCTCTTAACAACCATTTTTGTTTTAGCATTAGATTTTAGCTTTTTTAATTTGCTTTTATCTTTTGGGGCTGACTTTGCTTTGAATTTAATAACTGGCATTTACGTATTGGTTAATAATATAGTCTAAAACATCCTCGTCAATATAGATAGCTGTCTCTGCGAAAGAATAGGCTATAGAGAAACCTAGCACAAACCCTGAGATCAGAACCGACACAAGTAACTGAATAGATGATATTTCTATTATCTTTTTTATATCAGGCTTTATCTCATAATCAAAATCTGTATTATATAATGTATACTTATTTCAATCAAAAGATATCATCTTTAGTTTTGAATTTATACGAGACACCATAGTTCTTATATAAGACTCAGAGAAGTCCTTCTCGTGATCTATAGTTATTTCAAGCTCAAGCTTATCTTTTGGTCACTCTCTTAGTGATTCAACGATTATAGATTCTGTTTTTGTAAGTCTCATATAATTATTATAACATTTTAAGTGTAAAAAATAAAGCCCCACTGTCATAAGGCTTTATTAGTTTTTTGTTTTTGTTTTCGCCGTTAAGCTTACCTTGATATTACTCTATATATTCTACATTTTCAAGCGTTTCTCATAAATCATACTTTACATCTGTTGGAAACAGTTTACTTAGCGCCGCCATTAACAACAGAGCCAGCGTTAGAAACAAAAGAATTATCAATTTCGCTCATAGTAAGAATATGTTGAGACGCTGCGTATAAGTCTGTGATTTCATATATGTACTCTTTAAATATTTGAATTATTCATAAATCATCAAGAATTGAATAAATCAACATAATGATGATCATAGGCATAAGCAGCCTGATAAATGTTACCATATAGATGCTGTTGAAGAAGTAGAATTAAAATGAACATATCCTACATTTTCTGACCAAGAATACCCTTTAATTAGTCCGTCCGCACCAACATAAGGAGTTGAAGTTGAACTAGTTGGGTCGCAATAATCAAGGTTTGTTGTGTCATCAAGAGAAATCCATCCAGTAATTTCAGTCCAGAAATAACCAGTAAGACATACCGCAACATCTGCATTTTCATCATCTACATCTGTATCCTCCATGACACCATCTTTATCAAAGTCAGAATCAAGAGGCTTCCATACGAAAGATCCTGTTGTTGATTTTGAACATACATAAGGACGAAGCTGAGTTGTATCAAAGAACATGCGAGATAATTCAGCGTCATCATCACAATCAGCAGATACGCTAGAAGATAATGTTTTGAATTGAATATACCCGTCTGCTGTAATGTTATTAAACACTACGTCGCTTGTAGTTGAATGAGAGCTTCTGTGTGAAGTGTTAGCAGCAACCTGACCATTTGATTCTACACGAGCATCTGTGAAGTATTTATTTGTTAATCCTTCTGTTACATCATCTGTATCTAAAGAGACTGCTCCTTGCTCACCATTTACTGACAGGACTGTATCTGTAGGAGTCTTGAGTAATTCCCAATCTGATATAGTTTGTCCTGTACCAGACAGATGAATAAACGACTGACTAATATCTGTTACTACTGCTACATCACCTTCTTCAGCCTCAAGTGCTATCATAGCTCCTGTATTTGATACAACTGTTGTGTTTGTAATTGCTATTGATGGTATTTGAGATGTTGGAACTTTACCATTTGGATCAAGTTCGGCAACGCCACTAACAGCTCCAAGAAGACTTGATGTAAGAACAGCTTCTGATGTAGCTCCTTCACGGAAGAATATATCTGCAGCAGATGAAGATCCTTCAGAAGTAAACACTGTTGATTCAGCACCACCTACAGATGATCTGACAATATTATGTTCTACACTATATATATCTCCGATAGAATCAATCTTATCAGCAATTTGAGCTACTGTTAATTGAACACCCGGATTAGCTATTGTATATGTACCAATTATAGCCTCGTTGTTATCAAGACAATCTAAGTCCTCAACGAATGTAGAATTGTCTCCAGTAGTAGCTCCATCAGAAAATGTAATCTGACACGCTTCTACTGTGATCATTTCATTATGAACTGGTACACCAACTACTTGTATTTCACGATTAGCTTGAACCGTACCAACAACACCTTCTGTGCTAGATACTGACTGTATGTTTCCAGTAGGGACAAGACCAATCTTAAGTTGATTATCATTGATGTACATAAAACCCATGCCAGAAGCAGCAACAATCCCTACGGATGCCATTGCCGCTACTGATTTCTTATATGTGCTTTTTAAAGCATTAATGGCTTTATCGCCATCTAATTTCATTTTTCATGAAGTTGATACTTGATAACCCATTAGTTTGCTTCGTTAAATTTATAATAAATTACACCATCAATTTCATTTTTGCTTATATAAATATATTCCATGTTAAAAATTCATTCTGTATACATAACATCAGAAGGTATAACAAAATATGTAGACATATCTGACTTCTCACTAATTTTTATATCAGAAGTAGCCCAGAATGTTATTTCTGTTGCGTTGTTTGGTATTTCAATACTTGTTGTTGACTCATTGTAAGATGTTCACGTGTTTGTTGTTAAAAATCTAGCTGAAGTCATAAACTTACTTCAATACTTATCTTCTCATAAAACAATTTGTGTATTTACATGTTGATTATTTTTTGACATTATTTTTTAATTTCTTTACCAAGATCTACAAGAGCTTGTCCTCCTACGAAGGTAGTAAACATTACAATAATTCCCTCTGTTGCTTCTTGTGGAATAATAATATCATATTCAGCAAGAATTACCACTGATACACCAATAAGAGATGTAACAAACTTCTTAGATCCAAGAAGATTTATAAGTGTTGATTTTAGCTTTTCTAAATGTTCCATGTTAAAGTTGTGTTATAAATTGAAGTCTTTGCAGGATGTTTCAACGATCATCTGATGAGTCATAGTTTATGTCTCCCGCTAATATATTATAGAATTCTCAGCGATCGTCAAGTGATACTGGATTGCTGAATGAAGCATATACAGCTATAGATCAAAATGTTGTAGCAATAAGCCCTATAGCAACATGTTTTATAATTTTCATAGTTTGTGTAGATTATAAAGTATTTGAGCTACTTCTGCTCTTGTGCTTTTTTGAGCAACTTCTTGTGTGTATTCTCCTGGACGAAAACGATTTTGACTATTCACAGTCATGTAACCTTTTTCAATAACGAACTTCACTGCGTCAGAATACCAGGCGTTATCAGAAACATCAGCACAAATCATATTAAGATCTTTTTCATCGTATATTACATATGTTGAATTATATACATATCTTGTCATTTTATCATACGGGACATAAACAAATCCGTTATCACCGTAATTAGAACCCCATGAGTTCTGTATCTTAAACTCCTGTGTTTCGTCATTATAACCTACTATGCAGATAGCGTGACCGCCACTAGTTGGGTTATGTTTCCACTTCCCAGTTTTAGAGTCCCATATAGCCTGCAGAGCTGTTGTTCCAGTAGCGATAGAGTCGTTAGTCATAACATTCATACCGAACATAATCGGAAACCCTTTAGCAAGATAAGTTTTTAAAGCATTTGGTCTTTTGTCATATATACGAGCAAAACCATTTGTCTTATAAACTTTGCCTCATATAGACATTGAACCATGAGCTACTATTTGTTTAACAGCGTTTACAAGGTAATCTCCATGATCACATGCCGCACCAGTTGGAACCTGGTATGTCTTAAACAAGTATTGTGCGTCCAATTCAATCTTTTCTTTATTATCTTTGTTGTTAAGGATTTCATGACATATAGTTGCTGCGTGAGCAGTACATGAGCCACAAGAGCCTTGATTTTTTACATCTGCGACACCTGACAAGTCAACACTAGATGGCAGCCCCTCTTGAGCACCGCCAAGCAGAGATTCTACATCATAATCACGCTGATCTACTAAGTCACCAGCTAAACCTGTTTTATACTTCATTAGTTTTTTAATTAAGAAATTCGGAGCTGGCTATATTATACCAACTCCTATATAAATTTCAACTTACGAAACAGTAATATATCTAGCTTCAATTACATTCCCTTCTTCATCTTCTCCTTCTGCTGTGATTTCAAACTTACCAGGTTCTGCCTCTGTAAGATCTGTATTGTCTTTAATCCAATCACACGCTTCCTCTGTAGTAGCGAAGACTTCAATCTGGAACTGAGATCCTACTTGTGCCACAGAAGCTCTGTAATCGTCTTCTACGATGTAGTCTGCGTTGAACTCTCCGATCATAAAGCGAGTTTGCTTTTTGATTCCTGGAGCAATCTCTGCTGTGTAGCGATCAGTTGGAATCTCGTTGTCTAGCGTAGCTGTGAGTCCTGCTTCTAGATAATCCGCATACTGCTTGTCTAGAAAAAATGCTGGAGAATATGTGCTTGTGTTATTTGTGTATACCTTTCTATACGTTGCGAATAGTTTCTTGATCATAATTTAAAGTTGGTTACATAATAAACGAAGTATAATAAATTTGCTGTATTTCTGTTTCTGATAAGGCTCTGTTGTAAACCTGTGCTTGTGATATTTGTCAGTCAAAATTTCTTCATGTTAAAGCAGCATTTCATCATATATCAATATCAGCAACAATTCATACAGCTCAAGTAGCAGAATAACTATCTTGAAATACTCAATTCTTATAAACAGATACTGTTGATCAATTATAGGTCATACATATATGAGCGTATTCTCATACTGGAATAAATGAAGTTGGGAATGTTACAACATCTCATATTCAGTTATTATTAACTGTTCTCACTGAAAATTCCCAGTCATTAGCTGAATCGCTATGAAAAATATATATTCAAGTTTCACTTCAACCTCACGCTCTATCATTCATAACCTCTTGTATGTGTGATAATGCTCAATCCCACTTAATAATAGCACTTATTGATACATTTGTATATCATGATATGTTTGCTGTTGTATTAACCTTATCATCGCTCCCATCAAACGTCATAACCTCATGCAATCCAATCCGACTAGTAGTTACTCCACCAGACTGTGTCCCATCGTTTCCGTTACCTGACTGATCGTAGAATGTAGTCCCGTTGTTCTTCCCGTTTAGGTGTAAAACTTTTCCTTCTTCAAGATTTGGAAGAGATGTTTTAGACCATGGGTAGATGTATTGAGTAGAGGTTAGTATTTCAAGGGAATCTTCCTCAGAAGTATCAAGTGTTCTGTTAAATAGGAACACAACTCACACATCACCTGTTTTATTTATTCATGTTGCTGTAACAGAGGCATCGTTCTTTGTAAAAACATAACCACTTCCTGTGTCTATCCATGCGTATGAATTTGTAAAAGTTATTAAACTCCAAGAATAATTTGGATTTGTTATTGCTTTACTATATCAAATTTGGTCTGTTGTATTCGCTCAGGCTGTTCGTGTTGGTATAGTTCAGTCTATAATGTTTCAGTATTCTGTTGTTCAGTCTTTTACGTCCATATACCCAACTAGTCCTTGCATTAGGTCTGAGTGGTTATATTGCCCGAGCTTTCTTTTCCCTTCTAGGTAGAGTTCTTTTTCTTCTGAATCTGTAAGTGTTTTGTTATACAATTTTAACATTGCATAATCATTTCAATCAATACAAGTCAATGCTGTAGCTGATACATCAGAATGATTCTTCTCAAGACTCCAAGATCCTCAAGACTTTATCCACACATAACTATTGGTGTAAGTTACAGATGAATAAGTGAATGTAGTAGATGCTCAAGCTGATAACATTTCTTTCTGAAAACCTACTTCGCTTGTTACCCAAGATCAATTAGTTACAGTAGCATTATTAGAGCCTACATTATTATTTCCATTTCCGTTCATATCAAAGCTAGCAACATAATCTATTGCGATGCTAGCTGGTCTTTTTACTAAGCTCATATTGTTTTAGGTTATGAGATTTGAAATGCAAAACCTGAACCAGAAACAGCAGATCCTATCTGTGCAATCTCTACTGTAACACGATCATTCTCTGACACACTATATGTGCTTGTGTCCGTTGTAATATACAAGCTATTAGTAGCAGAAGCCGTTGTAGCTATTGTTACATTACCTTGATTCACACCATTTATAAGTATTCTACATACAAAGTCAGAACCTGAAGGTTTTGTTTTGAGTGAGATCTTAAATTGGCTCACATCAAAGTCTCCTGCTGCAGGCACTTCAAATACGATTCCTGTTGCTTGTTCACCAGCTATTACTCCGTCATAGATTGTAACTCCTGTACCTCAACTAATATCATCAAGCATTGCAAGCGTACCATCTTTATCTGGAATAGATATTGTTCGTGTTGTGGATGTTGTTATTCCTGCACCACTAAACACCCATTTCTTTGTTTGATCAATCAGATTACGGAATGTAATTGCAAGATCAATAGCTGTTGAGTTAGTGTTGATATCACATGTTTCAAGACTACCTCCTGATATTGTCTTATTGCTTAGTGCCTCTGTTCCATTTAGTGTAGCAAAATTATCATCACTTAGGGCAGTATTGAACTCAGCTGTTGTTCCTGTGATACCAACTATAGATGTTTGATCACCTGTATTAGTACCGCTTGTGTTTTGTAGAACAATATTTTGTGCTTCTGTAGAATGATAAAGTTCATCTGGTGCTCCTCCTTGCGTACCTGCTAACACGTTATGTGTTGTAACTTGTGATGCACTAAAGGTTTGTGAAAATGCACTTAATACGTTATTAAACGCTGTTGCTGATTTTTCATATACTACAAACCCTGCTAATGCTCCAAGTCCTGCGACAATAGTCGGTACTTCTGATGGCGGAGTCGCAGCCTCTGCTGTTGCCTGATTGGCGTATTCTTCTTGCCCCATAACAGTAACTATCAAAGAAGGCGTGTTATTTATAATATAAAACCATGTAACACCAAACTTATTGTTCGCCAATGTTACTGGAGTTCCTGTGTCTCCATCATATGTTGTTGTATCAATTAATTTTGAATCAGCTACTTCTGTCCATCCCGTTCCTCCGTCTCTGTAATACATTGAAAACACATTTTCATTAGCCGTTCCTGCAATAGATGTGTCAAACGCTAAATGAGGAAGCTGGTTCATCATAAAATAAAATGATCCTCCTGTAATAGCAATTGCTAAGTCTGACGGCTCAGAAATAGCTGTTCCCCCTTCTGAATGGATAAACCTTGAGAAATCTAAGAATAGTCTACGAGCCTTACGGTTCGCATCTACATTTTGCTCTCGTGCATCTACCCAACTAAGATCTGTGCCTTGTCTTGTAACAACATATGCTAGACAAACATCAAGACAGTTGAAAGATGCAATTGATGTACTTGTTATATATTGAGGTGTTCCTGAATTCCAATCAATAGAAATGTAGTTTGTAGCATTATCAGTCATTTCAAGATTTAAAATCTCTGGTATAATAATACTGTAAAGAGTAGTATGAGGATCATCTGTAGCACGAAGCGTTCCTTGTCCTTCGCTTAAATCAACTGTACCGTCTGTATTATCTGTTAAATCACCACCATGCATAATACCTGAACTATACCAATGATTATATATTGTTTGAAAATCTTTAATATGGTCTGGGTCTCCAATTAAATTAGACTGTTTTATACTAGCCCAGTTTTCAATAACGTTAGTATCATCTAGTGTTTTATTTGAAAATGTAATTGCTGCGGTATCTAAATCACTAATAGTAGAAGCTGTTTGTGTTCCTGTGTGATTAGCACGGGCAAGTAATGTTGCGTCAGAACTATTTACTGTTGCCGATGTATTTACTATTGGATTAGCAGGGTCTGTGTCATCAACTGTTATGTTAGTACCGCCTACTATTGTTTGGACTTGACCGTCTGCACCATCTGCACCGTCGGCACCAGTTGCTCCTGTTTCACCAGCATCACCAGTCTCTCCTTTATCACCTCTTGGTATAGTGAAATCAAATATTGCTTCACTTGTTGTTCCGCTATTTTCAACCAAGGCATCTGTTCATGCTGCCCCTGTAGTAGTTGAACCTACATCTAAAGTAGCAGCGTCTCCTTGATCACCTTTTAATTCTGCTTTTGTAGCTTTTTTGGTTTCTCAAGCTACAAGATCAACATAAGGTATTATGTCTGTATCTGTAGGAGTACCAGCCGTTAATTGAGATATTTTAAGATCTGCCATATTATTATTTGGTTATGATATTTGTGTTCTTTGTTCCCAAAGAGTATTTATACTTTCTTCTAATAGTATACCATCTCAACTCTCTTGCAAGAGCTTATTAAAAGTCTCTTGCAATAAGAATTCTAGCTTAAGTCTGTCTTCCCATGTTGTTGATGGTGGTGTTCTTTCTGTCCATGAAGTAGCCATATTATTTATTTGGTTTATAAATATATTCCTCTCATAATGATTCGTTTATATCATCCAAAATATGAGAATATTTTACATCCTTTGATATAACTTTGCCTTCTCCAGCGTAAGATTTAGCTAGATCATAATTAGTTGTTATGAAATCGCCAGGAGCAATATCTTTTTGAGATTTAACTGTTCATCTATATATTGTAACAACATCATTTGGATTTTTACCGCTTGTTTTATCTAGCGTTGTAATATTATCACCAAGTTTAAGTTTGTTTATCTTAGACGGGTTGTATTCAACATAAAGACCTCCAGTTGGATTAAGCGATGTGAGAGTACCTGTCTCAAAATCACTTTTTATAACTTTATCTTTTGATTCAGATAGAATATCTTTTTTAAATTTTTCTATATCTTTCTTATCCCATCCTGATTTTCTTAGTTTATCAACAACCTCAGATAGTGTTTCTCAAGTTCTTTTGTTTACAACTGGGTTTTTAACACTCTCTATTCCTTTCTCAATACCTTTAGCTACCTTTGGTCATATACCTAGTGTTACGTCTGAACTAATTACTTTTGATGGTTCTGCGAATCCTTCTTTAAATCCGCTACCGAACTTTTTTATATCTTCTGGGTCTATTATATATTCAATTTCCTTTTTAAGATTGATAAGATCAGCATTATCTTTTTCTTTTACTAGTAGTTTGTTTACTTTCTTAAGCGTTTCTCCAAGAGCTTTTTTAACTGTAGGAGATGTTATAAACTTCTTAGCTCAGTAAGCAATAGCTATTGGTAATGATACTACAGGAAGTGCTGCCGCAGCTACTCCAGCTCCTGCTGTACCACTAAGTAAAGCAATTCCAGCTAACGCGTCTGATTTAAGATTAAGTTTATTTTTTACTTTATCAACAAGACGACCGACTTTACTACCAGCTTCTACAGCAGCTTTGTCTGAAACATTTTTTACAGCACGAAACAAATTAGTTTGATCTGATAGTGACTTTTTAATAGCTACATCAGCAACTTTCTCATCAAGAAGGTTGTTCATAGAGATTCTGAATTCAGTAGCAGCTGTTTTTATTGCATTCTGCTTATCAGACTCAAAGAACGAGCTTCATTTTTGTGAAGTAAGCCACTTATCAAATTCTTTTCTTGATTTTAGAATAGATAATGCCTGACCAGGTTTATCATTTATAAGTCTTATCATTTCTTCTTGCATTCTGTCTATCGCAGGATTTGCTTCTGTTCAAATAAAAATATTATCACGTAGTGATTCCCTTGTCTTGTTTACACGAGATATGATTTCTATTCTTGGTATTATTGTATTGTTTTTTGCTATATCTTTCTCTAGCTGTATAGCCTTTTTTGATATATCATCATTTAATATGTTTGAGTTTTCAAGAAGTGTATTATTTGGAGATACACCTTCTACATTACTAACTGTTTCTTTTATTCTAATCTCCTGAGGAGTTAATTCAATAGTTCTTGACTCAAATATTCCTTCTCACTCTGTAACTCTTCATTCTCTTATAGCTTCAGCTCTCACCTTCTGTGTTTGCTTTGGCTGAACAAGATCTGTAAGAAAGTCATCTTGTGTTTTAAAGACTTTTTTCTCAGATGACTCAACAAGAGCTTCACCTGCTTTTCCAGCAACTTTAGCTGTAGCTTCAACAGCTTCTCCTGCAGCTTCCTTAACCACCTTTGCTCCTTTTGCTACTGGGAATACAGATGCTATTCTAAAGACTGACTCAAGAGCTTCCGCACTATCTGGGTTTTCTTCTTTCCATATTGTGTATGATTCCACACCTTCACCAAGTGCAACAATACCTTGTTTACCTATGTCAGATTCAAGTATAGCCTCTCCTGTTATTTCAGCTCCTCTAGCAATATGTCTTCCTACTTCCCTTAAAGGCTCAGGACTTATTGCAGCAATGCCTTTACCTGTTTGTTTTATTGCAGTTATAAGACCTTCTCCTAAAACATCAAATGGAGCTACAGCTGCTTGACTAAAAGCACTCAAAGCTGCCTTAGCTGGAGTAGTTTCTCCAGTTACAACACCTTTTTTAAACGCTTCTCCAATCTTAGAGCCTCTTTCTGACAATTGAGAACCAATACGATCAAGTATTCCTTCTTTTATCTCAGCGGGAGCTCATTGGTCTTTTCTTCTTACTTTTAGAATCATTAGACCAGCTTCTTTTGGATCAACACCTGACTTAACGAGATTTCTGAAGTTTCCTATCTCTTTTTGAGATAATTGCACATCACCAGAGCTTTGTGAAGGCTCTGGGATGTTTTGTTCAAATATATTCATAGCTATTATTGGTTAATTTGTTGACTTAAACTATTGATAAGTGCATTTATTTCTTCAGGAGATGACTCAGCAGAAATATCTCCAATAACAATATCTGATTGAAATTCATTAGACTGAGAGAATGATGGTCATAATTCAGGGTCTCTTATGGCATCCAATACTAATGAACTTGTTCTTGAAGGAAATCCAGCTGTTGGTATTCTTTGCTGCTCAAGTCTTTTAACACTGTCATCGTATGTCTTATCATATAATGAAGCGCTATTCTTAATAAACTGTCTTCATAGATCTTTAAATTGTTTTCTTTGAGTTGGTGTTAATTTACTGCCTTTATTCAGCCTATCCCATATTGGTCTCCAATCAAATACTCCACTTGTTGTTGCAGCAAGTTCAAATTCAGATTCACGAACTACAGATGAAGGATCAAGTGTTTTCATAAATGTAAATATACCAGCCATATCACCAGCTCCACCTGGTTCACTAAGAGCAGACAACAGATTAAGCGATTGTGTAGCCGCTGATTCAAACGCTTTCACATTTGGATTAGAAGCAAATGAATTTATAATCTGATTAGATTGTGTAAACTCTTTGTCCGTAAGCTTTCTTTTCTCTTGTAGGTTGTCTTTAATATATCTTTCAACATCTCTTGATGATGTTCTTTTCCCTTTATCCCATAGTGTGATATCAACATGAGTACCGCTACCAGAAGCTAGTGCAGCTTCACTTGGTCTTTTACCACTCTTTCCAAATACATTACCTGTATTACCCATCATTCCAACAGCGTCTCCTGCTGATAACATATCACCTTCTTTTACAAACACTCCGTCTTGTAGATGAGAGAACCTCATTGACTTACCATCACCCATTTTTACTTGCACATAGTTACCGAATCCACTTGGATCATAACCTATCTTCTCTACTTCACCTCCGAAAGGAAGTGTTATTTCAGGTGGTTGTTGTGTTTTGTAGTCTATACCGTAATCAAGACCAGAGAATCCGTCATGTTCTCCTCCATACGATGTAAATTGTCCAAGAGAACTTAGCCAACCTCCACTACCGAATGATCTTAATACTTCATTAGTTCTTAAATCAACTAGCTGTTGTGTACCATCAGGAAGTTCAATTATTTCACGATCACCTGTTGTTTTCTCTGGAGCAAGAGCTTTAGCAAACGATGCTATTTCTTCTCCTGTTTGCTTGTTAATAAGAACATCTCTGTCTCCAAGATTTCTAAACTCTGTTTTAACTTCTCCAGCCTCAGTAATGAACGTAAGCTCTCCACCTCTTTCTTCTGCCATTTCTTGCAAAAGAACAGCCTGTACATTTTCAGCCTCCATACCAGTATCAGCAAGTTGATTAGCTCTTGATGTCCATCTCTCTGTCATAGACAATGGAGAGACTAATTGATTAGATATATTAGCAACAAGACCACGAGTATTTTCTTTAATCTTTGTTATACGAGTGTCTCTTGCTCTATCAGCAGTAGCTATTATATTTCTTTCTTCAACTAGTAGGTCAAATATCTCTTGTTCTCTCTGTATTTCAAGATCAAATAGCTGTGTAGCAATGTTTGTTTGGTAGTTCAGATTAGCCTGATCTTGCGAGATGTCTATATTAAGTGTAGATAACTCATCGTTAAGATCCTTTGTCATACGAGCAGCCATAGCCATTTGCATTGAAATTGTAGCCATTGGATACTGTTTCTTTACATCTTCCAATATCTTACGCTTAGCCATCTCTACTTTATCTTTACGAGCTTCTTTAGAGTTTATGTCTTTAACAAGACTGCTAATCTCTGTGTTCTCAATAACAGTATCTCTGAACACCTCTGCGTAATCCAAACCCTTCTCCTCTATAAGTAAATCACTTACTTGTTGAGTTGTTTTCTTCCTTTTAGGAGTAACAATATCAACTTCTCCATCAGAGAATGCTTTGGCATTCAATGTAGCATCTTCGTTTATATTCTGGGTATCAGAATATGTTTGAAATAATTGTTTAGCTTCCAACATCTGTTGTGTTTCACGTCCTCCATTAGCTAGAGCTAAATCATTGTATGCTTTTGTGTTAGGAGCAAGCTTTCCTGTCTTCATAGCGCTATACAGTTGGCTTGTGCTAGCGTTTATATACTTACTTGATATTTTAAAGCGTATCTCAGCGTTAGTTTTAAGATCTTTATCAATTTGTACACCATCAAACGTTGTATCAGCATTTCAAGTTCGCACAATATTCATGAATGCATCATTCTCACTTTTAATAATAGGAGTTGCTGCTGCTTTCTGTTCTTCTGCTGCAATTTCTCTTCTTTTCATAACATTCTCAGCTTCTGAAGCCTTAGCCTGAATTTGCTCTGGTGTTTCTGTACCCGCAAGAGTAAGACCAGCTTCTTCAATCCTAGCAATTGAATCAAGTTGTTCTGTTCTAGGTATTACTGGAGCAACTGGAGTAGGCTCAATAACAGGAGCTGCTGTTTGAATATCCTGAGGTGCTTGTTCAGGAGCAAACACTGTAGGCTCAGGAGTAATGGTTGGTTCAGAAATAACCTGCTCTTGCTTAGCAGGTTGTATTGGAGTTGGAGTAATTTGCTCTTGAATCCCAGGAGCCTCACTCTGAACAGGCTCAGGAGCTGTATAAGAATTTGTTGCTTGAAATTCTGATTGTGCTTTTTGATAACTCTCAGTATTTCAGCCGAAGTTATCTAATATAGGCTTTTTGTTTATTTGTGGCATATTGTTTTAATTATAATTTATATATTCAAACAGTATTTAGGGATGTGCTTGATACTGTAGACCCTGAGTCTTGATACATTCGTAAAGAAACCTTATCTCACTCGCTAGCATAGAATGTATGAGATATACCCATCATAACCCATCATACAGTAGCTGGTCTATTTCTCCATGCCTTTACTGTTCAATTAACCAATACGGCTATTTCTCTCTTTCCTGTGGTATTAACATTCCAAGTAACATTACTCGTGATGTTATATAATCCAGCAGACAAGAGAATCTCTGTAGAACTGGATAAGGTTATTCAATTAGATCCAGTCTGCGACATTGTAGCATTAACATTAGTTGAGGTCGGAACAGAAAAGGAAACATCTCAAAGAAAGTATTCTGTAGCTATCACTTCAGCCTCTGGCAAATTACGGATAGATACATTAGCGTCTAGCTTCTCTAATTGTCCTCTACCAGCGACACCATCAAATACTGATGGGTTTACAATTTTGGCAGAAGACGGCTTAAATTCTTTATTCTTTAATGAGGTCATATTTTATCTGTAGATTACGAATAAAAGGTGTCTCTGAGTACCCACTCCTAGAATCAATCTCTATCTTCAAAGACAGTGTGTGAAAGTCTACGTTTACATTATGTCTTACCGTATCTCTTTGTACATCACCATCTTCACTTGTATCATATATCTTAACCCATGTAACAGTATCTCCTCAATCTTGTGCAACATCTTTATAGTATATTCTTATATCTCACTGATTATTTCCAAGATTACTACCGTAGAACTGTATATTCCTTAGAGCCTTTAGACTAGAAGCATCTCATGCATCAAAGTCTTTAAATACAATGAATCAGTCTTTTGGATAGTCGTTGTGGTCTACAAGGTTATTCTGAACATATCAATATCTGATATTATCGTCTTCGTCTTCATAAAGCACATACATCATAACACCTGACTGAGTCATTCCGTATATTTTGTCTATTCTTTTTCCTTGGTCATCGTATGCTAATTGGTATTCAAATACATTATTTCCTCAAAGGAAGTTCTCACCATATCTTACTACTACATCAGGGTCGTCTCCAAAGTTATTATCTGTATCTATAAGGTAATAGTCTCAGTAGTGGATTATAGAAGCGTTTGTTCTGTCATTACTTCTAAACGAGAAAGCGAAAGGATAAGCCGTTCCTCAAAGATCTTGTACAGAACGTTTCTTTGCTATAAGCTGTCTCTCATATCCTGAAGTTAAGAAAAGCCCCGCATCCGTCATTACATAATCCTGTGACCCATCACTCTGTATAAAATTTATTCTATCGCCCCATTCTATCGTTGTATTGATTCAGTAATCTGATGCGTTTATAAAGAATTGCTTTCATGTTGCTGTGTATATCTTTATAAGTCCACCATATTGAGTCAATCCTACAATCATTCCTGAATCAGACATAGAGAATATTTCTGTTTTTACTCAAAGATTATCTACAGTGTAAAGCTTGTTTACAGCTGCTACAAATAATGTTCCTGAATATTGTAAGGTTACAGTCTCGTTTCCAAATACACCTGACTCTTCTACATAAGGAAATTCAAGGTATGTTTCTGTGAAGCTTCCTGCTGCTGTGTAATCAGAGGCTGATACAGCGTCTGCTAATGATATTCTTGAGAGCCTTACTTTATCATTACTAGCATCATTCTGGAATATAAATAAGTATTGTACTCCGTTAACTGTATAGTTAGTGATGTGATTCACTACCTTATCAGAAGTCCATACATCCGAAGCTCCATAAAAGAAATGTTTATTTCCTGTCGCTGTAAACAATCTGTTTGAGAAATTGTAATAGATTGCTGATGTTGCCGCTATATCTTGTAGAGCAGAGACTGTTCCTAGCTGAACACTACCTGAGAAGTTTCTTGATAGCCTTATGTCTCCTGTTGATTTTGTATCTATACCAATCCCGAGAATATATTGGTCATCTCACACAATATTGTCATCATGTGATGTGCCATTATATGCAAGACCGTATTTATATTTAATTTGAGCCATGTAAAAAGTCGGTTACATTTTGAGATTCTGATCCGTCATTATATCCAGCGTAGTAAGGCTTCTGTACTCTATCACTCATAACTTTCGTTGTATTTATCTTCATGCTTTCATATATCTGCACAGCATTTATATATTCTTGTTGTTGTTGTTGATCTTGGAACATATAAGCGACAAGACCTTGAAGAAGCGTTTCATGCTGATCAAATGGTATAACCATGTCAGCTTCAGAAGTAGAAATACTATAGTCTGATATACTTTTAATACCTTCTATCTTAATACCATTAGTTACAGTAGTCTCTGGTGCTGGAGCAATAAATATACTATTCTCTGCAACATAAAATATTGGATTCTCTTTGCTTTGATTGTTCACATAATAATTCCATTCATGCGGAAGAGACTCTGGAGATATTTCTTTGGCTGGTATATATATCAATGCACCATTTCCATCGTAAGTTTCTCCGTCGTAGTTGATAGCTATTGCGTTAATAGTTTTTGTACCAACTGTTGAGCTACTCATGATTGGTTGTGTGTATTCGCTTTGTTCTGCGACTGTATCTGCTTTCCATTTATCCCAATTCCTATTCTCCCCTACAGCAGTAACTATAGCAGACCATAGATCATTCTTTCTGAGATTCAGATAGATTAAAGCTTGATCATCAGATATTTGAGAAGATGTTGTACGAGACAATGTTCTTCCTGTGGTTAATAAAGTAGCTGGTGTCATATTTTATTGAGTTAAATAATATAAACAGAGAACTCCATCGTGAGATGAAGTGCTCTAGCATATTACTTGGTTTAAGCTTCAGCAGCTTGAGCAGCAATAGCGATGTCTGCCATACGTTCAGCACCTTCAGAGAAAGTTTTGATACCATAGCGAGACCATGTAAGGTAACGTTTAGTCAATTGACCAGGAACTTGTTGTTCTTCTGTGTTAACAGTTGAACGAAGAACCATATGAATTGCACCTTTTTCCATAGCGATATTATGAATTGTAACAACTCCGAACTTATCTGAAGCATCATCAAGGTCAGATGATACAACACGGTAACCACGTTTTGAAGTAAGAGCAATAGAAGTTGTGTTATCTACAGCTGTTAGTCCTGAAAGTTTAGCACGATCTTTAGCAGATACTTCAATATAAGTAGATGAACCAGGAGTTCCTTCACCATTGATAGCAAGAACTAGGTTGTCTACAGAAGCAGCAGCAGAACCAGCGATATCTACATCACCAGCAGCAGCTGGAGAAGCAACAAATGTAAATACTACACCATTGATTGTTACTGTATCATTTGCAGTTGGGTTAGTTGCAACAGCAAGGTCTACAGTAGCAGTAAGATTACGAGCTACATAAAGCTGCATTCCTTGGAATTCACCTTTGTATCCACGTTTGTAAGACTCATCTGAAACATTAAATGTGTTTCCGATAGCACCTTGACCAATCATATTGAACTGATAAGGATCTACTACAAGAGCAATGTTTGAATCATCTACACCTTCGTTTGAAAGCTCAGCGAACGCTTGTCCATAAGTTGATACTACATTAGATGTAGAAAGAACAACAGAAGAAGCAAAAGGAACAATATCAGCGTTTGAATATTCGTTAAAGAAGTTTCCTTCAATATCTTGACGAATACGGAATGCAGATTTCTCAGCATCTTGTGCAGCGATATCATAAGCAGACTCAGGTTTGTCTTCAGAGTAATCCATTACGAATGAAATGATTGGAGTCTTGTTAATTACAAGCTGTTCATTTGTGTAAGTAATATCTTGATCTGTAGCGTTGTTATACTTAGTGTAATCAGATACATTAAGGTATGTAGGACGTTGATAGTTAAGAGTGTTACCATTTGGCATGTCCGCAGTAAGCGTCATGTTAGCAAGCTCCATTGCGATTAGTTTTTCTTCTAGAAGTGCTTGTGTTTTTTTAGCATACTTCTGGTGCTTTACAGCCGAAATTGAATTAGCCATTTTAATATAAGTTTATAATAATGAGTTATTATAATCTGCATATTACCCAAAAGGACTACGTTTTTTCTGTGCTCTATCCCATTGCAAATAAAGATGATTTGGGAGTTGAACAGCTTCTTCCTCAGTTAGATCAGAGACTCTTTTTTTCTTCTTGAGACCTTCTGACTTTAGTGAGAAATCGTTTTTAGTATCCGATTGTGGGTTTTCTGCTTTAGCAAAAGTAAAAGCTTTGTTAACGTCGTCAATTGCGTAAGTTTCCATAACTTTCAGTATCTCACTTTTATACTCTTTAGCATCAGGGTTGTCTAGAACGAATTCCATAACCTCTAGCTTAGTATTAGTATCAACTGATTTATTATCCTTAGGCTTTACGTCTTCAGAGTTATCATCAGAGCTTGAAGCCTCTAGTTCTTGGATACGCCTGGCTTGATCCTTATTCTTTTGAAGAAGTTTCTTCCAGTTTGACTTAGCTTTTCCTTTTTCTGAGGATTGATTATCATCCTCTTCCGAATCTTTAGTCTCAAGGACAGAGTCATCTGTAGACTCACCTGAATCATCAAGATCTACATCAACTGTTGTATCATCTACAATAATTTCTGTACCATCTTCAAGTTCAAAGTTTTGTGTTTCTGACATAAAATGTGCAGTAATAATATAAAAGGCGTAAAGCCATTAGGATAAAATCCTAATTTATACCCACAATCTCTTGTGGATACAATCAAGAGTCTATTCTTCAAAAGCATCTTCTTCATCAGTTGGTGTTTCTTGTTTTGGTTCAAGATGTGCAATAAGTGTATCTACTAGATCTGATAGTTCAGTACACATTGATTTCTCAACACGTTTCATATCAAGTTTAGTGAACACTGGTGTATCATGAGACATTCCCATTGGATCAAGAACAGCAGAAGCAATATATTTTTTTCTGTCGTCTTTCATTGCTTCAATGTTTTCATAAGCAATTTCAGATCCTATTGATCCTTTCTTAATCAACTTAAGAACTCCTTCGTTGAACTTAACGAATGCAACATGACGTTGCTGTGTTGATAGTTCAATCTTTGGCTTATAAGTTGAATCACTAGCTTTAGAGTATACTTCTTTTTCAAGATCAATAGCCTTCTCAATGTATTTTTCTTGGATTTTAATCCATTCTTTACTCATAAGGTATTTACGCAACTCTCTTAGCTTAGTGGTTTTATCAAAGTCATTAGCAATTACTTCTTCTACCATTACTGCATCTTGAATTGTTTCTGTCATAGTTCTATAAGTTAGGTGTTATTACATTTGTTACATCTGATCTGCTCTGTTGAGCTGAATCAGAGGATGTCTGTGCAAGAGCTGAAGACAACATTGCATTCTTAGCTGTGCCTTGAGTACCTCCTCCTTCTACAGGAGCCTCAGGGTTAAGTCCTTTGTTAATAGCAGCTTGTACATGAGCCATTCTATGAGCGATAGATTGAGGACTGTTTCCTGACCCTTTATGAACAATAAGGTGAGTCATATCATCATCAGAAGGATCAATACCAACGAATATATTATTAAGCATATCATTGTTCTCCTGTACAGCTATCATCTCTTGTGGTGTCATTGGCACTTCAATATCTACATGTTCTTCTGGCACTCCATTAGCAAGCAATACTCGTCTAGCAGTAAAGTTCTGAGATGCTTGTGGACGCTCAAATGATTGCAGTAGTCCAAGAGAAGCGTTATAAGCAACTTGCTGTTTACGTCTTTCTTGTTCTATTTGTGAAGTGCTCTGTACAGTGATCTTAATAGTGTCTTCTTGTAAGAACTGTTTCTTAGTCAATTGCACTGGTACTATTTTAGCACCTAATGTAATATTTACAAGTTTTTTATCTCCCTCTTGGAAATTCTCCATATAACCACGGAACCAAGACTTAACAAGATCTTTCTCTCCCCATGACTGAATACGTCCATAATACTGAAGAAGAATGTCTGTATTACCTTGAATCAATTGGTTAGTACCAAGGGTTTCTCTACGGTCAGGTTCTGATCCTTGAATCACTTTACCAATACCTGTAGACATCTCAACTGTTTTCTCTACTGATTGCTCCACCAAGAAAGAATTATCAGCCCTGAAGTCCTTTTGCATTGGAGTAATAGAGTTGTTGATGTTCTCTCCATCTAGTGGATTAACACCAATCATCTTATTAAACCCAAAGTCTAGATCAGATCTGTTCTTTATTAACTTTGTATTGTATAGGTACATTGGATATAGCTCAGCTTTTGACTTATTAAGTCGTAAGTTAGCCATCACTGATTGTACTTTCTGAGGATCTCTTGTAAGATCAGGCACTCTTGTAAGTCCAAACGGTGCATTTCGTCCTGGTACAAAGTTTGTAATAGTAATCGGAAAAGGTATAAGGTTCTTGTCTTTCTTTTCTTCCTTTGTAACAGCTGGAATTAGTTTAGCTTTAATGATACGAGTTCTATCTTCAGCAGTAACTATCAAACACTTGTGTCCGTTAAAGGTACCCATGTGATAGTAGATCTCTGACTGAGGATTGTAGATTGCATCACTCTCTGTTGTACTAAGATTAGCTGAGATATGACTATCTTCTCTTGCTTCATCAGCTAGACCATCATAGTCTTTCATGAAGATGCCTTCGTAATCAAAGAACTGTGAGTCTGTGATATTGCTTTCATATACAAGCCTTTCAAAACCAGTATAAGAGAATTCATTTCTACCATAGTCTCCTGTAGGATCTGGAATCCATGTTCTAGGATCTACTGTTTCAAAGATATTCTTTTTCTCAACACCATCCCATCCTGACCTTGCTGTAATAGCCGCCCCGTAAAAGAAGGCATCCCATCTACTGTAGTATTTTGTTACAGCCATTTCTTCTGACTCAAAATCTTCTTTCAATGCCGCATTAAGATTATCTACAACATCATCAACACCAAGTCTTGTTGCTTGGAACTTAGCTTGAGGTTTGTCTATGTACGTTCTTGCCATCAATGCTGACATAACATTATACATTGTAGTGTCTCCAATCTTATCTTTTTTAGCCTTCTCATTCTGGTACAAGCGAAGATCTTCTTTGAACTGATCACGGTATTTTTCTACGAAAGACTTACCTCTGTCGTACTCATCACGAATCTGAGCAAGGATATCTCACTCGCTGAGCTGAGTAGCGGCTAAAAGCTCTTTATAATCAAGGATTGGATTCATATATTAAAATGTTTATTATTATTTACTCTATTATACCAAATACTGATAAATAAAACAATATCCTATAAAATATTCTCTGTTTACTATAAACTGTAAACTATAAACTATTGTATTCGTTTATAATATAATGTCATAGATCAGTAACACTTTTGTTATGAATATCTTTTTCTGCAATAAATAGTTTCTTATCTAATCATTTATTATTTACTGTTTCAATATCAAAATGTATAACACATCAATCTTCTTCTTCTTGAGTAAGAGCATGTATATTTTCAATAGATAACTTCTTTGCTGCAAAATAATACGACTCTCTTAATTTATTAATATCTCCAATGTTTAATTTTTTCATAGTTTTAATAGTTAATTAGTAAGCATCATCAGGGTCTGCTATCTCAATCTCAAATGAATCCTCTTCACTGCTATATGTAGTATAAGCGCCATCTTCTGGCTCATTGTGATACACAGCATTCTCTGGATATTCTCTCTTATCTATTAGTTCAAAGTACATTCTCATCATCAATGCATCAGAGTAATCTGGAGATCTTCCAAGTCTTTCCTTGATCTTCTCTTTGCTTATTATCTTCTTCTTAGCATCTTTGTCTATATCTACCTCACAAACAATATCTAGTTCTTCTATGATCTTTTGTTTAATACCTTCATCATCTGTATTGATTCTTATGACTCACTCCTCTATAGGTTTTGCTAATTCAAAGTAACACTGAGTCTTAAGGTTAACAAAGTTACGTTTCATATAATCATGCACCTTACTCTCATAAGGATTGATAGGTGAAGAGTTATTCAAGAACCCTTTACATTTAAGGATATCAACAACACCTCAACCAACACCATCTTCATCAACAATAGTGTGACTCATTGTGACTCAGTATCTATAAGCAATCTTTCTTATTCTGTCTGCGAGCTCATCTACTCAACACTTATCTATAGATATAATCTCTTTCACTTCCCATCAATCCCACACTTGAATAACCGCAAGATCTTTCCCATTCCTTGCTGCATCACAAGATATATATTTTGTTCCGTTGTATGCTTGGTTTGTAAACATATCGGTCAAAGAATCATACTTGTACAGCTTACCTGGAGTGTCATCATACTCAAAGTTACCATTTAATAAACGCTCTACAGTTACTTTATCAGCGGTCTTTAGCTGTTCTATATAGTGCTTACTAATAAACGGGTTATCGGTCACAAGTGATGGGACAAACACTCTTCTTTCTGGTAGTGTTCATCTTCTATATGGCTGATAGAATTCTGTATATATCCAATTCTTAGCAGGATTACAAGTATACAAAGCCTTTGGAGTAGTTGACCATCCTTCACCTTCTAATAAAGAGAAACGCCCTTTGAGTATATTCACTGCCTTAACGTCTATTTCCTGAGCTTCATCTATAAACACTCATGTAATACCATAAGAACCAAGGCGATCATAGTTAGGGTCAGAAGGCATATGAGATAGATCAATAAGGAAGACTCTACTTCCATTCTTAAATGTTATAGTTGATTCCTGTGCGTTATAGTTGAATTGTTCTTCTATGCCAAAAGACTTTGCCACCTCAAAGAAGGTTAACAAAGTTGTTTGTCTTAAACGTTTAAGTTCATTGCGTCAGATAATCCATGCACTTCCTTGTTTAGAAAGACACTGGATAATAATCCATGCACAACCAAAGTAACTCTTGCCTCAACGAGCTCCTCCACCATAAAGAACCTCTGTTGTTGTAGAATCATTAAGTTTTTCTAATGCTTCGTATTGTCGTCATGTAGGTTTAAATTGTATCTTTATTTTCTGCATGAATTATAGTTGGTCTTTTGTATAAAGTTTAGATTTTGTTGATTTCCTTTTGTCGTAATCATATTCTTCTGAATGCTCCCATTCTTTATGTGTAGTATCAAAATCAAATTTATGTCATACCTCTTCTAAAATACAATCAAGCTCATCTATTTCATCTGGGAATAAAACAAACCTATATCATATTCAATTATGTAGCGTACTTGAATCATAATAATTACTTATATATACAGCTACTGGTTTTCAATCATCATCTTTATATATACACTGTAGCATATCATTCTGCTGCATCATAGTGTGCTTTGGTATTACAACATTATCAAGTCAGCAGTCTTTAAGATACAACTCTTCACTGTTTGTAATGACTTTAAACTGACAATATTCAGAGCATCATTTGGCAAGTCTAAAAGACCTTCTGTATATTTCTCTATCTGTCAGGTCTACATCTTTTCTTTTCTTATAATAATCTAACTTAAAGAACTCTCGTGACAATCAAATATTTCATCATATTGTTGTTAGCGGTTCATTGCTATTCATATCTATATTGAGCATGGTTGTGAAAGGTTATTAATAGTTTCATTATCGTACTGGAGTAGGTGTGCCTTTTAGGCTTCTGTAAGCTATTCTTATTTTTACTATATTACATAAATAAGAACCAAAGTATCACTAGAACTATCACTATTGTGAACAATTCATCATTACTGTCTTCATACATAGCTTTATTTTTTAATTAGTTTCCATCTTCTAAGTATCTTATCCTTTGTTATATTCAAGAAAGAAAGATCTATATTGAACCTAGGTTTAAACAGTATAAGTCTCATGCTATTAGGGTTTAATAATTTCAATAGAAGCATTGATTACTCCAACGTTCTCTGTAACTCCTCCACCAAGCAATTGGTTCTGTTTAAAGGCTGTCTCTACAATAGAATCAAACTGTTTATTATCACTCCAAGAGTTAATAGGTCTGCTTTTAGCGTCTGCGAGTATTCTTTCTCTTCCCATAATAATTAGTTCAGTATTAAGGTCAACTAATTTTTTGACCGTGTCTAAACTGTCTATACTCTCAATCTCTTCTTTTATGATGTTATTAGCAGTATCTTTCTTTACTCCTGTTTCTTTCTCTAGGTCTCTTAGGCTTATATCTGGGTTAGCAATCTTATTATTGATTACTGCCGCTATTTTCTCTGGGTTTGTTTTTTTACCTTTAGCCATTCTATTTAGAGTTTATTTATAAGTTCATTAGCTTCTTCCTCAAACAACATTGTATATCAGTTTTGTAATACAAATTTCTGATCTTTCCTAGCTATTAATGAAGATACAAATTCTCATTCTTTATTAAGTATACATACGTGACAATCTATTTCTGTATCATAAAGTTGTCATTCAATATCATATTCTTCTCCTGCTTCGTCTTCTAGGTAGTTATCATCTCCAAGTACTTCTTCAATATCTTCTACATCTTGTTGTAGTTCTTCTTTAAATAATTCCAATAGGTTAGTGAGACTACCCAGTTGAGTATTAGTAAGTCCTTCCTCAATCATATCTGATAGATAATCTGTTGCTTGTTTTTTCATAGTGGAAAGGTTTTAATTATATTATTTTGACTGAAAGAATTCTTTCATAAAGTCAGGCACATCAATTGATTTATCGTTCTCTTTGTATTTCTTCTCACACAAAGAGCAGCAAAACTCTTTGCCTATATTTATCAGAAACTGTGGTATTTGTTTATTGCATTGTTTACACCTCATGGCTGGAAAGGTTATTTATAAGTTACATGTACGCATCATCTTCCACTGGATCAACTTCTGGTTCATCATTGGTTAGAACAATTACTTCTTCCATATAAGTGTAGTGGTTAATAAAATACTACATATAGTATATACGGGTGGTATAAAAAAAGCAAACAAAAACCCTATGGATAGAGCCTAAGATAGTACACGCAAGGACTACCCTAGACACTATTCACAGAGAGAGATGTGTAGTGTGTTTCTGAATTGCTTATGTAAAGAAAACTTTAAGTCCTGCTTTGTTCCCAACTCTGACGAGTAGAGCTTTTGTCAGGTTCTTCAACGGTAGGCGAACCCCGTCTATCATATATTGAATTACAGATTATTCCTGACAACAATGTGTCATAGCAAGGATAATATATAATCCTCTGTAATAAATATAGATAATGTGTATTTGTTCTGTTGCATTAAACAAGCTATATTGTTGCAACGCCGAGAGCCTATCTCCCGTATAGTTGTGATATTATATACACTCTATTCAAATTTTGCAACTCTTTCTTTATAGTACTCTATTTTCTCTCTTAGATCATTCATTCACATCTTATAAGGTTGTTTTGCCAGCCTGTGCATTTCTTGCACATATTCAAGTCAGTGTTTGTTTACCATATGTAAAGTATACATTCTCATATGGAATTCTTGATTGTATGTATTACAACCAGCACATCCTAGATGACAATTCTCTTCATCGTATCTATATCTTATACAACCTCTACCAATGTAATGGCAGTTGTGAGCTTTTGAGAACTCCACATCTTTTGAACAGGTTATACACTGTCATGTTCAGTTTTCAGAGTCTCTATGCCTTATAAACCTAGAAAATATAGTATCTAGTTTCTTTTTTAAGCTAGATATAGTCTCTCGCTTCTTAGGCTTAGCTTTAACAGCCTTTTCTTTCTTAGTTGATACTTTCTTCGGCTTTTGTTTTTCAAACGCTCTCAAGCAATCATATGAACATGTTTTATCAGTTGATTTGAATGGAGAGAACTTTTCTCAACAAGCCTTACATTTTTTCTGTTTAACTTTATCCATAATAGTATTTGTTATATAAAATACGTGGTTGATATAGCTCAGCCACGAAAGCTGAAGAAAGAATTAACATCATGATAATGTTTTCTTTATAACCAGTTTATACACTGGATATTGTATGTATAGCTTCTCTATTCACAGAAGGGGTTTTGCAGACCCTGTGAAGAGAATTACTGCACCTCTTAGTAAGAGTTTCTCAGCATTACCTGTTGTCTCTTTTAGCGTATAACGCACTATACATACAAAATTCAATATACAAAATTAAGTTTTGAGAGAGATACAAAGACCTCTCCCATTTATTACATTACTGGAAACATAGCTATCCTCCTTTTTCTAAAGTTAGATTTGCTATATCACCATTTCTTCGTTTATTCTTTCTTGTCTTTGATCTTCTTTTCCAAGTACACATATCGTCCTCCTTATGATGGCATGCCATACATTTTTCTCATACTATCTTCCATGTTATCAAAATCCATAACCTGTTGGATAGGATCAATCCTCTTGTCCTGAATACACTTCTGAACACTTTCATCAGCTCTATATATTTCAATAGCCTTCTCATAGTCCACTGACTCTACCATCTGAATCTCGTGAGACCCAGGTGGGATAAGGCTTACTGGCGTGCCTGCAAATAAGCAACATATAGTGCCGTGTTCATCAACATAGAAAAGGTATTTATTCATCTTGTCCTCCTTTTTTTGTAGAAAGTCTTTCTAAAGTCTCTTGTACAACAGTTAGCTCTCCATATCTTTTAAGAGCCTTTCCGTAATCATCTTCTTTTATTACTCTTATCTCCAAAGAATTAACACCAATCTCTTCAATTTTTTTATCTGAATCAAAACCAATAATCTTTCCGTTAAGATCCACATAGAAAAGAAACTTACTCATTGTTACCATCCTTTATATCACATTTATCGTCTCCGAATATCTTCACAGTAATGTAATGAAAGTATTCATCACTACAAAGCATTTTTCTAATAGCTTTTCTTTTGTCTTCAGCCATTATACCGATGACAAAATCAAACCTTCCAGCTTCTTTCCTGCTATATACACTTCTCGTGTAGTTTTCCTGTGTATATACCTCATAACTCTCGTCACCTTCTATAGTAACAACAAAATGTTTATCTTCTGCCATAACAAACTCCTTATGTAGCCGTCATTGTTCTTGCAATAATGATAGCAGATAATGTTTTCAGGACTTCTCCATCTCTCATCATCTTCTCAAGAGCTTTGTTCCTAGTCCAGGAAGTAGCTGTTGAAACAAACGAATCTTCTTTTTTTCTGTTTTTAGATCTGACAACAGTAGTGTCCCCGTCCTTATCAACAACTAAATCCCAACTCAGCATATCGTCTCCTTTTCAGCATAATAGCTGATTCAAACTAGCATTACAATTATAAAAAATCAGAGATAAATTATTACTAGCTTGAAACAACCATTAGGCTGTTATTTTTTCATTGTTATAAGGTAAACAACAAACCATGTTGCCTGTATGCTTGTGTTAATAATTATAGCATATTCAGCGATTATTTGTAAGTGCATATTATATTATTTTTTTGTTATAAATTCGTAAAATCCATGTACAAATACTCTTCTTATTACATAGCTTCTTATAAGCGATACTACTGTATAGATGATACCAATTAGTGTAAAGTTTGTATAGTTTACTGGCATACCGAACATCGGAAGAACTATTATGTTTGTAAGGAATGCTGTTGAGAAGCCGACTAGAATGTTAAAGCCTGATTCTGTTAGAGATTTTATTCTTGAGTCTTTCATTATAGTTCTATGTTATAAAGTTCTTTGGCTTTTTGTTTTGAATTATCAATACACACATCGTATCAATTTCAATATTCGGATCTTTCAAATGTTTCATCTGGCAACACACTCTTTAATACTTCTGGGATTACTTGCTTAAATATAAAATGCCTTATTTCAATAATGTGCTGATCCTGTATCACTCCTCTATATTTTTGTAATTTATAATCAAGTAGATCATTTATTTCTTCACGGTTCATATTACATACAGTTAGTTAAATAATAATCAGCTACCTTTACCAAGAACGCCCAGTCTTCCGCACCAAACGAACCAGAAAAGAAATCGTAGTTGTTAAGAATCCAATTAGCTCCCGAGCATTTCTCAGTAGGGATTCCAAAAGAGTTAAGAATGTTTTCATACATTAGTTTATAGTTTTTAATAATCTAAGCAAATTAGCCTGCTCTTCTTCTGTGTATAGATGAAGAGGTTTGTTTTTTGTGTCAAATAAAGTTTCAATATAATCTCAAGTGTCAGTATTTATTTTTTGTAATTCTCAATACACAGACAGTATTATACTATCTTTATCTTGTATATTGCCTTCTATATACTTCAACACTGCTGTAATGTCGTAGTGTCCGATTATATCAAATTCTTTTTTACAACTTTCCTTCATTCTTTCAAATCTTTCTGTTATTGAGTCAGAAATTTTATCAAAATAAGAAGCATCTATTACGTCTTCAAGATCTCAACAATCTGTAATTATTATTCAATTACTCCACATATCAACATATTTGTAAGTATCTTTTCATCTTTTAAAGATACACCCAAAGCTCAAAGTCTTATCCATATACGGCTCTATAATTTCTAGTATTTCTTTGTTCATTAGTTTATAAGGTTATAGGGTTATAAGGTCGTATAAGCAAGATACAGGATCGTCTAGGTTGTCCAAAAGCTCTCAAGATAATTCATTAAATTTATCAAGACCACCAATTGATTGATAATATCTCCAGAGCTTATCCATAAACTCCTGAGTAAAGATTATTTCTCTTACATCTGCAGAAGAATAACAAGGGTTTGGTTCTATTCAAAATTCATATCAGAATTCTTTTCTATTTTCTATCCATTTATTACTTTCATGCCCTATCTCATCACAGATAGCTTTTAATTTTTGATGATCAGTCATTAGTTTTCTTTGTTAAGTGCTTCAGAAATAAGTGCTATCTTCGCAATCTCCTCCTCCTGGGTCATCTTCCGAGAGTAGAACTTCGTATCTCTATTGATGGCATACCATACAACATCTTTCTCTTCATCATGAAGGACATAGAACACATCCTCGTAGTCTGACTTCTGGACAGAAGATAGTATCTTGAATCCTGTCTCCCTATGAGCTTTGTGTTCACAATCTTTACAGTGAATTTCCAAAGCTCAGTCATATGCCCCTTGATATTCTACAAGGACTATGTTTTCTGAGTTACATTTTTTGCAGTTCATACTATAGCGTGTTATAAAAGTGAGTTACATTGTTTAGCCAAGCTCCAGCACGATCATTACCTGACCATTTAACAGCCATTGCTCTATTAGGCATTTCTCCGTACCATTTAGTCCATATACGAACAAAGTCTTTGTATGAATCTTCAGGAGCATCGTATCGTTTAAAGAACCGACTACCATCCTTTCTGAAAGACATAATCCCGAAGCAATTATTTACATCGCTTGATCCAGCTAGTGTACAGTTACCAGTTTCATGAGTGGCAACGGCAAGGGCTAGTTTGTCTATATTGAAGGTGGCTTCTGGCAGAATAACATTCTTACGAACATCATCCGCCAAAATTACAGGCCCACCGAATCGCAATGATCGTAGTTCATAGTTTTCTCATTCTCTATTACGCTAATCTTACACTTCGCTATTTCCAGTATACGAGCAATCCTCGTACGCTCTTTTTTCTTCGCTTCTATAAGTTTATATGCTTCTTGAATTTCAAGCTCCATAGCTGGCAGTTCTTCGTGTTCAATAACTCCTGCTTTCGCTTCAAGTCTTCCTGCTTCCTTACCTAGTTGGTAGTCCGTATATAGAGAAGATGCGAGAGCAGTAGACCATGTAAGGATCATCACCGCTATTGTTGCAGCCATAAAATATCCTACAGCGGTAGCTACTTTCTCGCCTCCTGGCGTGCGAGAGAATACTCCTAGCTTACTGTTATAAGTAGCCAATTCTTTGCGTGTTTTCATTGTTTTATTTATTAGAAACTAAAGTGTTGTAACTATTCAAGTGAAATGCAGTAGAAGGCTTATTACTTTCTTCTATTATCTTTTTTACTATTTTTTGTAATTCTTGTTTATTCATTGGTTTTTACGTTAGTGATTGTGCCATTAACTATATATTCACAACCTTGTGTCCTGTCTTTCTTCCAGCAATTATCACAGAAGAATGTATCTGGTCACACCTCAGGAGTTGATCTGTTTTGCACATTATCAACTATAATCTTCCACACATGGCTACTTTTGCAACGTGGACAATACCTGGTAACTGAGAATGTTTTTACTTTTACTGAGCTCATATAATTATTTATTAGAAATTAGAATTGTATTCAGCGACACTTTGACCAGCTTTATAAATATCTGAATCAAGAGTGATTGTGATATCTTCAAGGTTTTCAGCTCATAGATAGTCAGTTACTTTAGAGAATAACTCCATGGCTATATCTGCTTCATCTTTTTTATTATCATCTAATACAATAATCTCTTCTGTTTCTCCTGTGAATGAATTATCATGGTCAATATAAGTGATCTCAAATTTCCACTTACCTTCTGTAGATTTATAAGGAATCTCAAGATAAGCTTGTACATTCTCATCTGCTACATAGTATCAGTCAAACTCTTCAATGTTAATATCTGCTTCTATTGTTCCTCCTGATATTTTCAGAAGAGCCTTCTCAATTGATTTGTATTTGTTCATTGTTTTGCGTGTTTAAAAATAAGATATAGAGAGTAGGAGTTTCAGAGGTTGCTGTCGCTAACTTGTGTTTCCTTATCTTTCTATATCTATTATATACATTCGTATATTCAAAGTCAATACTTTTTTAGACTTTTTTACATTCTATATTATGGTTTCTTTATAAAGTAAACTCCATCAATCATTATACAGTCAAGCTTACCGTTGTTGATACGCTGTATAACTGTCTGTTTATGTATTCCTGCAAGTTGTGCATACTTTCCTGTGTGAACATAGTCTTGTAGGTGTTTTTGTAGTGTTTTATTTGTCATTAAAATCAGTGTTTAGTTAAGTATTCATCTATCCTATTATCTTCAGGATTTGGAATTGTCATTTGTAGATAATGTAGAGCAAATCATCTTATTGATTCAACAAAAGCTGAAAACTCTTTCTTTGTTAGTTGTGATGTATTCTTTACTACATCTATACTACTTCTTTCTCATACAAGAGTGTCTTTTAAGAACATGCTTTTAAGATTCTCTTTCATAAAGACAGGGTCATCACCTGTCTCTACTGCTATATCAGAGAACACTGCATGCAGGTAATTATTCTGCTGCAATGTTCTATTGTTTTTCTTTTCTGATAAAACATATGTCTTAGCATCATCTAATTCCCATAGTCTTGTCTTTATCTGGTCAGGAGATCATACTAATTTCATAATGTTTTATATTTAAAATTGTAAATATCAATCTCCATATCTTTATTTACAAGTCATCTTCAAGAATGTTCTTTTGAGTGACATCTTGAACATAAAGGAATTATAATATTTGGTCTTTCATAATCTGTATGATGCATTTCAATATTATCTACTGATTTACACACAATACATTCTGAGGGCTTTTTATAAGGATTCTTTCTGAAGAAATTATTTATAACTCACTGAGCATACCGTTTGTGTTTATATTCTGGATCATTTCTTTTTCTTTTTGCTTGTTCAAAAATATAAGCTCTTCTTTTTGGATTATTCTTATATCTTTCTCTATCTCTTTCTCTTGACATCTCTAACTCTCTCTCACTTTTTCTTCATTTCTTTATACACTCTTTACATCTAGGAAGTGTTCATTGAACACCTTGTGGATGCTTATAAAATTCAGTTAATTCTTTTTCAATCAAGCACTCTTTGCATATCTTCATTACCATTTTAGGTTATTTATAAATTATATATATTATACTAGAATGGTAATATTAAATCAATGGTAGTTTTAGAACGTTATACCAAGGTTCTAGTTAAAAGGTAAATCATTTGTATCAATCTTATCATCGCTACCGCTGTCTTTATAAAAGAAATCATTGATTGTAATCTGCCAGTCTCCTTTATTTATAAATACTTCACCTTCTTTATTAGCAATATCTTTTGATGACTCTGTAATCTGAAGTTTAATGTAACCCTTCTCTGTAACAACCTCTGGATTTTCTTCTATCCATTGCATAAAAGTATCAGCTTTGATATCAATAGACGCTTTTACGAAGTCTGGAGTTTTTTCTGATGGTTTATTTGTGTAGATACCTTTTGTGAATTTAGCCATGGTTTTATTTAGTTTTAATAGTAATAATAGATTTAAGTCTCTCATTCAATTCCTTATTTGAAATAGGAAATTGCCTTTTGAACGTCTCAAGGTTTGATTTGATTCTGTTTGCACGAGAATCTGATTTTGTATTTATACGCATTATTTTTTAGATTTTAAAAGTTTAAATTTTTCTTCTACGTCCTTTTTCCACTCAGGAGCATCAGACCAGTCAAAGTTCTTAACATTTGTTACAACTTGTTCTGCATCTCATTCTTCTAAAGCTTTTAGAGTCTTCTTATAAGCAGACTCAGGAACTTTGTTCTTTTTTACTGTTCTTTCTACTGGTTTTGAGTTATCCATAGTGTCAGCGTCTTTTGTGTCATCTATTGCAAACATACCATTCATAGCATACTTACGAGCATATGAACTTGCTGCTCCAGTTATCTGTGCAGAGTCCATCCCTTTCTTGTCTTCTGATTCTCTAGCATATGCAGTAGATGTAATTTCACCATCTATATCTTTTAGAGTCACAGTGGCTTTTACATAGTATCTATCACCTAGGTGTTCTATAGTGTCTGATATATTGAGAATACAATCATTAAGCAAAGGCTTCACCGCCTCAAGTATATCCTCAGCAGATCTGTACTTATATTTACCAAAAGCATTTGTTTGTCCTTTAGGGGCTTTCAGCTCTTTCTGGATTGTCTCTAGCTTCTTTAGTATTGTCATAGTTTTGAAAGGTTAATATTTATTAAGTAATCATTCACTCTTCAGCTTCATGAATGTTTCCCATGACTGCTGTTTAAATAATTCTGTAGAATCTTCATACTGCTTTTGATTCATAGAAAGAAGTATCCATTCTCTATAGGGATCGTATGTTCTAAAGTGAAATTCATACATGCTTATAGTAGGATGGTTCTCTGCCTCTGGGTTAGAAGCTTGCATTTCAGCAGCTAATTTGTTATAATTTGTTTGCATGGTTGTGAAAGGTTATGCAATTAGAATTTCAGAAGCACCCAATTCGGGTGTTTTTCTGTATTTATAGTATATACATTTGTATATTTAATTGCAAGACTTTTTCTTGCTTTTTAAGTACTCTTTTCTCCACTCCTCTTTAATATCCTCTGTGTGTGTCCAGTAATATCATTTCTCTTTAAGCCAGTTATATAAATCAAAGAAGAAACCGTATTCGTTTTGACAGTCACAATCAAATCACCCGTCTGATAAAACACTGTGTCTTACTCCGTGGTTACAATACCCGTACAGTATCTTTCTTGTTTGTTTCACTTCTTTTATCTGTTCAATAATACCAACTATTCAGCTAAATAGAGATCTTGTTTTCTCTTCGTTCATTATCTCTATGAAAGTGGAATATCATTCAGACATAGCGTTTTTGATTACATCTGACTGATCTCTCGTAATATATATTGGTTTTTCTGTTTTATCTTTAAAGACTATATAGTGAGTCTTAACACTTTTTGAAAGTTCTTGCATGTTATAATCGTGAGTAAATAATTTCTATAATATAATAATCATCATCAAAGTCTTCAAGGAAGAAGTTAGATAATACTTTTTCAGCATCACTAATGTCTGTATAAAACTTATCTACTTCTGATATGTCTGATACTCAATAGAAACTTCATCTAAATTCATTTATATATGTACCAGTAACAGCATTCTTTATATAGTATTTTTTCATAGTGTTTTTATTAGCAAGTAAATTTAGAACGCTTATTCTCAATCTGCTTTACTGGTTTAGAGAATGAACTTGAACGAGAGAACCATGTAGCAAGTCTTCTTTTAACATCAAATGTTTTTTCCATTTGCCATCTTTGTTTTGTTCAGGATTGATTTGATTCAGTCCAATAAGAATAAAACTTTATAAGTTCAGCAGATGAGTGTTCTCTATCAGATCACTTATCCACAAGATAATCTATAAATTGTGTATACATACCTGTGTTATCCACAACATCTTTGAAAAATTGTGTAGTAATATCCTTTGGCTTTTCCTGTACTACAGCAATCTCATTCTTTTCCTTCTCAATAGATAAAGCCTTTTCAAGCTTGAGTATTCTTTTCTCCATCGCTAGGAGTTTTTTTTCTATATCCATATTATTTTACATCAAATAAGATATTAAGGTGTTCTTTGCATTCTTCTATACACCTGTTGCATTCATCTCACATTCTAAACGAAGGAATA